TGCATGCTTATCATTTCCTTTGCTTGGAGTAAAGGAAATAACCGGTATATCCATTTGTCTTAACTCATACATCAACGGCAGTCCTGATGCTTTAGCCTCAACGATAACAGATTCAGGTTGCCAGTATTTATATTGTTGAAGGGCCAAGCGCCTTAGTTCAGGGAACTCGTATCTTCCTTTAACAGCATCGAGTAAAAGTAAATTAGCTGGTGAATCTGGTGTTGGATAAAATACGCCCCAGGTCGTGATCGCTGAATAATCCGCAGTCTCTTTTTTTAAGAACGCCGTATCATAGGATTGTATCACGTGTTGGAGAGCTGGAATATATTCTTTATCGTAAATGTTCCACCACTCACGTTTTAGAATAGCACCTTCCTCACTTGTTGGTGATTGCATCCACTGTGCGTTCCATTTACCAACGGGCAAAGTTGCTTTAACCTTTTCGAGTTCATCAAGCTTCCAATACTCAGGCCATACTGGTCCATGATCCATGATCGCTGGAAATTCGACCACGTGCCATTGATCTGATTTTGGTTCTCTTTGGTTCGCTATAAGTTTACCTGTTAAATCTTTTGTTGACCATCGTGTCATTACAAGCACGATCTTACCGCCTGGTTGTAAACGTTGACGTGGTCCTGAAGTATACCACTCGTACGCCGACTCCATTGCAGTCTTGGACAGTGAATCTTGTTCCGAGTGCGGATCGTCTATGATAAGTAAATCAGCACCTCGTCCTGTAATAGCTCCACCTACACCAGCAGCAAAGTATTCTCCACCATCGGATGTTTCCCAACGGCCCGCGGCTTTTGAATCTTCTTGGAGTTTAGTTTGAAAAATTTTTTGATACCTGTCGCTATCTATAAGGTTCTTGGACTTCCGACCAAATCTTACAGCAAGTTCAGCATTGTGTGTTGTTTGAATAATCTTTAATTTTGGATTACGGCCCACCATCCATGATGGCAATAAAAAGGACGCAAACTCAGACTTCGTATGCCTTGGTGGCATATTTACAATAAGGCGGTTGATTTTTCCTTCCGCCAGGTCATTAAATTTTTCTGCGATATGTCTGTGATGGGACCCCTCTACAAAATCTGGCCACATGCATTTTACAAAAGATAGAAAATCACTCTTAGCTTTATTCTGTATCTTTTTTTCAGCATGGAGCAGTTGCAGTTTCTTAAAGGTCTTTCTGACATCCGCAGGTAATTTTTCTATATTTACCTTATTCAAGTCCATGGTACCTAAAATGTTTTTATCAGGGGTGGCTATGTAAATCAAGGCATATAGCAAAAAGCAGTGGGACCCCTTTTACGTTTCGGGTGGGTGGGCCCATAAGCATCAAGCCAAATCGGTTTTGGTTCGGGACCCCTCGGCCCCCGGGCCGTAGGCCCGGGGGCCGTGAGCCATGGCCGTTAGGCCATGGCCTTATTATCTAATCTAATAACACCATATAAGCTTTCGCATTGTTTTTAATAAACCAGTCTAACAGGTTTCGCATTTCTTGCCAGTGTTTGCTACCGCCTTCGCCTAGTTCCTTATCCTCAAGAGTAGCAAGAGCTTCGTGATAAAATATCTTATCATGTTTCTCGCATTCCTCTTTTGTTAATTCAATAGACTCACCTGTGAATCTATTTCGTCTTGTATAATCGAAGTTATCTTTGTTTGTTTCCATGATCCTATATTATCCTATTTAATTCCATCTGTCAAGAGGGTATATAAAATAGCACCCAGGCCGAAGGCCAGAATAATAGAGAGCCCGGTAGGGCTCTCTACAAATATTATATTAAACAGTTCAATCATGATACTTTGCGCTTGTATGTAATCATTGGGTTAATACAAGTTGTATATCGTTCTAATACTGTGTCCCAAAAACACATATATTTATTGCCGTTGCTTTCCCAAGTTCTGCAACCCTCTTTGCTTAAGTTGCCAACTCTAAATATAACTTTGTTATATTTCTTCGCGTGCCACGATACAACAAAGTCGGTTTTTTGTTCTATTTTATATCTGTCCATTTTTTCTTTTTTGCTCTAGTTCCCACAATTTAACTTCATAGTGCCTTTCCATAATTATGGAAACAACCCAACCCACAAAGCCGACCGCCATTAAAGTCAGTCCGATATATAGTAAAGTATTGTACATCTTTATTCCTTTCGTTAAGTGTATCCTATATTAAATAGGATACACTGTCAATACTTAATTACTTCCGATTTGTTTTATTTTGGAAGTATCCACAACCCAAGCAATCCCAATTTTTTTGGTTGTATTGTCAAGAGATTTGATAAGTTCTTCAGGCGTTCCGCTTTCCATAACTGTATCAATAGAGTGTTGTTTTAAGTCCTCAAGTTGTTTTAACTTTTGGCCTTCAGGTCTTCTTCTTATTTCACGATCAACAAGTTCTCGCGCCCAATCTTTTAATTGCTCTTCGCAATCGGACAGTGATAATCTCTCATCACGATCAAACGCATAGTTTGGTTGCGTCTTTTTTTGTTCCGCCTTCTTTTTGAAGAAGGTTCGGGCTTTATCTTGTACCGCCTTCAGTTGAGCTTCCGCCTTCCTGAATTCATTTAAGATTTTATCAGCACCCATTTTTTTAGCGAGCTTGCCAACTATTTTTTCAGTTGCTTCCGCCCTGTACTGTTTCACTAACAGTTCTTGTTCTTCTATCAATGGTTCAAAGTTCCGTCTTACTTTAGACTTAAAATGTTCCAGTTGATATTTTGTCATTGTTTTTGGCATTGTTTATCCTTTCGTTATTTGTCCCAGATTATCCTATTGACAAATACTTGTCAAGTGTATATATTAATTTTAGTTGGCGACAAGAACAACCGAACCTACGAGCCCCTAAAGGTTATGACTAGGTAGAAGGGAAAGCGCTTCGCCGACTACGGCTCCTGGGTCATGAGCCTTGATAATAACTGACCCCTTGAGCCCTGGTCTCGTCGGCTGATAAGGTAAAACGCGGGACCTGGGGTCAAGTACAGAGTTAATTACTCTTAAGCCCTGGTCGACCGGTAAACAATTGCCGCTGGGCTTCAGCGTATTTGACCAAGCAACAAGTGACCTGGCGCAAGCGTCTTACTGGTGGTTTTTTAATCACAGACGAAGCGCCAAGCCACAAGCTTGACACAATTGGAGAGTATAAGAAATTATGAAAGTTAGAGAGGCGTTAAAAATTACAGGAAGCTTAAGCAAGCCTAGCAAGATGCCAGGATGGGCCTATGGTTTACCTGCTAAAGAATGCAAAACGGGCGGCAAGCTGCAGAAGGTTAAAGGCTCTGTGTGTTACGATTGTTATGCAATGAAGGGCTGCTATGTTTTTAAAGTTGTCCAGCGCGCTCAGTACTACAGATTGAATGCAATAAAAAACTCATTATGGCCGAAGGCCATGTCGATGATTATCAATTCAAAAAAATCAAAGTTCTTTAGATGGCACGACTCAGGAGACGTCCAGAACCTGGAGCACCTGCTTAAGATCTATGAAGTTTGTAAGTTAACGCCTAGCGTTAAACATTGGATGCCTACCCGAGAACCATGGGTCAAGGCCTTCCTTTCGTTGAAACCTGCTAACCTGGTTATCAGGTTTAGTTCACCGATGGTGGACCAGCCGGCCCACGCATCATGGCCCCATACTTCAACCGTTGTTAAATCCGGTCCATCATGTCCGGCCCCTAGACAAGGGAATGAATGTAAGGATTGCCGTGCCTGCTGGGATCCGGCTGTTAAGAATGTAGCGTATGGCCAGCACTAATAAGAAGAGATTCGTGGCCAATAATTTTTCTGTGGATTTGTCTGGACTCAAGCGCCAAGCTTCAAGCAGCAAGCGTCAAGCGCCAAGCGATGCAAGCTTCAAGCAGCAAGCTTCAAGGCCCAAGCACCAAGCTTCAAGCTCCAAGCCGCAAGCTACAAGATCACGGACCTCGGACCCTTCATAAAGTTTTACGGTCCCCGAACCGAGGTGCTCAATGCAGATGAAAGTATTATACGGATGACGCATATGCCACCCAACTTGATGCGGACTGAGACGCACTTTGTTACTCTTCGTGACTTTAAATTCAACAGTGAAGAAATGATTATATTTAGTGTATGCCAACGTATCTGGCATACCAGGAACCGCCAAATTCTCTATACGATTCCACGATATTGTGGGTGTTGCTTTCTTAAATTTTTTGTAAAGTTTTGCCTCTGGACCCATCGGTTTTTCGGAGTTACTCCGACATTCCCATTAACCACAAAACTAGAAATACATAACAAATAATTTCCATTAATAATCCTTTACATACCCTGGTGGCATGATTAGCAACTCTTCTCTTTGAGGTTTCAAAACTACCCTAATGGATATATCTTTTGGGTCTGTGCTTTCATGCACTTCAATACGTCTTATCTCTTCTAAATAACCTTTCTCACTCATGACATAAATCTTGGCATTACTTACAGCATTACCACGTGTCCCGCCAGGACCTTGAGTAAACTTATCTAGATATTCTTGTAGATGTTTAACGTACACTAAACATCACCTTTGTTTCTAAACTCTCGTAAAATCTCTGTAGTGTTCTTCTCGTTGTTTCTCATCCTATTGTTATCTATAGTCAAATCGTTAACGATAGACTTCAATTGTTCAATAGTAATCTTATACTCATCAGCTTTTGCTGCTTTAAGTTTTAACTCAAAGATTTCTTTTCTTAACTCTCCATTCATCTTACGGTGGATACCTTCTATCCTCTCTAACTCTTCTATCCTTCTTTCCAAATCGTTAGCTCCTCTCTCCTCTTTAGGTGTTACGTTTCTAGCTTTCTCTATCTCTGCCCATATCTTGGCGGCATCTTTATTACTCGTTACCATACTTGACAGTATAGGATTGTTACTCTAAATTGTCAAGAGAAGGAGAATAACATGGAAAATATACATGCAGAAGAAATAAAAGCCTGGAAGATAGAAAAAGCAAAGATAATGAGAGAGACTGGCTACGACGAGGAATGCATAGCAGAAGATGTCTGGAAAAGACCTAATGAATGGTGTCAAGGAACATGTGGTGGTTTAAATACTTGGGAATCACACAACATGGGATTAGACATGTGCTGGGAATGTAAACTAGAGGCAATGGATTAATGGGACTACCAAAGAGACTAACAGAAATGCAAAAAAGGTTCGCCGAACTATTAGTATTTGGTGGACCTGACGGACCACTGACAAAGTCAGAGGCTGCAAAACTAGCTGGCTACAGTGAGAAGCGTTGCAGACAAGAGGGATCAGAACTAACCAATCCAAAACTAAATCCGCTTGTTGTGAAATATATTGGTGAGTTAAGAGAAGAGAGACTTAAAAAATACGAAGTCAATTATGACAGTCATGTGGCAGAACTTGGACGAATTAAAGACGCTGCTTTGAAGAAAGGTGCTTGGAGTGCTGCTGTAAACGCTGAGACAAATAGAGGTAAGGCAGCAGGATTATATATAGAC